ATGTTAACACTTTCAACAGCTTCTATCTTGGAGAAAAACAAAATAGACGCCACAGGTGTATGGCTCATGCTCCTTGATATTGAATACAAAGGTGATATCGTCCGACTTGTGTATAACACGGAGGATATTACCTTCCAGGGGAACAAGTACATCGCATTTCCGTTTAAATTAGCGGATGTCAACCATAACTCTACCGACCTTCCAAATGTGAAATTGTCCGTGTCCAACGTGACACGGACGATCCAACGCATGGCAGAGGATAATCAAGGGTTCACCGGTGCGAATGTCATTGTTCGTGTAATAAATACAAATGTACCGAATGCGTGCGAGGTAGAAGAGCACTTCGTTATTACCGGCTCCGTTGCTAATGCTGAATGGATGGAGTTCACACTCGGTACGGATTTTAGTTTCACACGTCGGTTCCCATTGGTCCGCATCATGAAAGACTTTTGCCCATTTAAGTTCAAAGGCGTTCAGTGCGGATACAAAGGCAATGAATCCGAGTGTAATAAGACTTTGTCACGATGTAGGGCACTGGGGAATAGCGTTCGATTCGGAGGCGAGCCAACGATTCCACAGGGAGGTCTGTATGCATCTAACAAGTGATATGACTGACATGATTGGTACTCCATTCGAGGAGCTAAAATGTTGGGACGTAGTGGCTGAGGTGTATCGCCGTAACGGTGTTATACTTCCTAACTACACCAATATCCTTATGGATGAGTGGCAAGAGGTCAAGGAACCTACGGAGGGCAGTGTCCTAGTATTCTCCCTTAAAGGTAAGGAGCTCGACCACGTAGGCGTGTATCTAGGCGATGGAAGGTTTATTCACGCTACTAAGCCGAGTGGCGTATGCATTGAGCATATCTCGAAATACGTTCCAAGGCTTAAACATATTTACGATAGAAAGGAGTAGCCGATGATTAATGTAGTGCTAGTAAGGAATCCGTTTAAACCGGATCAGCATGAAACACAATACCGCCCGTATAAGGCGGATATGCCATTAAGCTTTTATGCTAAACAAGATGGCGACTGGGTATACTCCGTTAATGGCCAAGAGGCTACGCTCGATACCATTGTTAACGCTGGTGATTATATCGTGGCTATGCCTCAAATCGATGGTAAGTTCTTTGGAATTATTTTAACCATCGGCCTTAGTATCGCAACCGGGGGTATCGCAAGCGGTGCCATCTTCGGTATTCAAAGTCTAATATGGCGCACAGTACTCTCCATGGCCATTGGTATGATTGGCAATATGCTTGTCAATAAGTTAACTCAGCCAAAAGCTGACCGGTCTCATACGGACTCAGCACAGGCTAACACGTATGGATGGGGAGGGGCAAAAACTGTAACCGGGCAAGGGTACCCTCTAGCTGTTACGTACGGCCGTATGAAGAGCGCAGGGCTCCTCTTATCGCGTCACATTATCAGCGACGGCGAAAAGCAGTACCTTAACCTCTTATACTGTGCCGGTGAAGGTGAGTTATCCAAAATTGAGGATATCCGCATCAACGCCAACCCAATCAGTAACTACCAGGATGTGCAAGTTGATATCCGACTAGGTACCAATGATCAAACCGTTATTCCTAACTTCAACGATAACTACGCGGACCAGGTACTCAACTACGAATTAAAAACTGGATGGAGTACGCAACGTGTACAAGGTGACGCGTGCAACGCTATTGAGTTAACTATCAGCTTCCCTAACGGGCTGTATTATTCCAACGATACAGGTGGTATGGATGCTACGTCTGTTACGCTTGATGCGGAAATTCGTAAAGTAGGTGAAAACGAAGAGTGGCATAAATTGCCACTATCCAACCAAAAAGGCATGCAAGCCTTTGTTAAGAAGTCCGGTGACGGATGGTCCTTTACACGTCAAAAGTCTAATGCGGAAATCGCAGAGGCGGACTATAAGGGCAAAGTTACCGAGGCTACGAATACCGCCTTCTATCGTGTGTACCGATTCGATAACCTCGATAAGGCGCAGTATGAAGTCCGTGTTCGTTGTTCCAGTAAGGATGGCAACTCAATCCGATACAACAATAAGGTGTACTGGAACCAGTTAACCCAGATTATATACGATGACTTCGTGCATCCGGGCAAAGCGTTAATTGGTATTAAAGCCTTGGCCACGTCTCAGCTTAATGGTTCAGACCCAGAAGTATCCTGGATACAGGAACGCTCCGCCGTGTATGTGTTCAACCCGTACCAACAAAAGTACGAGGTGCAGCGTGCCGATAATCCGGCATGGGCGGCGTATGATCTACTCCATATGGCTCGCAAGTTCGGCGATGAGTACGTCGTGTTTGGTCAGCCTCATGGACGTATGGACTACGATGCATTCAAGGCCTGGGCAAGTAATTGTGATAAGAACGGATTCACGTTCAACTATATCTATGATAGCGCTAGTCGGTTATGGGATGCGCTCAAATATCCGGAAAACGTAGGCCGAGGTAAAGTCATTCCACAGGGGACTAGGTTCACCTGTGTTAGTGATTATAAGTCAACTCCGGTACAGTTATTTACAGTGGCCAACATTAAACAAGGTAGCTTTTCTGAAGAGTTCCAAGGTATCCAAAGCCGTGCCAACTCCGTGGAAATCTCCTTCCTTAATAAGGATAAGGACTACGAGCGTGATGTTATCCCGGTATATGGCGATACATACGATGAATCGGATACACTTACCAACCCTGCTCAAATAGAGCTCATGGGGTGTACTAGCCTTGATCAGGCGTTCAAACATGGTAAGCACTACCTACGATGCAATAAGTACGAGGTGCGTACCGTTACTATCGAGGCTTTCACGGACGCCATTGCATGTACGATAGGGGATATTATCCTCATCCAACATGACGTACCTGAATGGGGCGAAGGTGGTCGAGTAGTGGCTGTTACAGGTAGCACCATTACCCTTGATAAGGAAGTATCGACATTACCTGGCAAACAGTACCAGCTACTCATTCGTAACAGCGCCACGGATGCGGTGACTACGCTTACAGTATTGAGTGTTATCGGACGTAACGTAACCATTAAGGAAACGATTACAGTCGAACCAGGTAGCGTGTACGCCTTTGGTGAGTTAACCAAAGCAGCTAAACCATTCAGGGTGCTAGCTATCACGGAAGGTGGTACTGATCTTACCCGGAAAATACAGTGCATGGAATACTATCCAGAAGTGTATACGAGTGATGATGGAACTGTACCAACTATCGACTATAAGTCTGAGGTTGGCAGTGATATCGAGGATATAGGCCTCGTGAGTGATGTATACGGTGCTAACGGCATTATGTACTCACGAATCGCCGTCCGTTGGCAACTCCCTCGTGATGGCAAGATAACCAACGTAGTAGTTAACTATCGGAACGCTAAAAGTGATATCTGGAAATATGTGGGAAACTTCCCCGCATCACCTAATAGCACGGAGATATCTGATGTACTATTAGGCGCTACTTACGAGGTTAAGGTGCAAGCGATTAACGATTTAGGGCAACTCACTACTGGGGTTACTAAAGAAATCGTGATTCCTAAGATGCAAGCGCCTGGTGACGTGCAGAACCTACACGTCATTAGTCGATACAACCTAACCGCCGATAAGAGCGTATACTATGACCTTCAAGTGATGTTCGAGCCACCGGCTAATCCTGGCAACTTTGACAGTGCTGAGGTGTGGTACAAGCTCAAATCTAAGAACGGCCAAGCCATTACTGGTCAAGATTGGCAGTATGCGGGTAGCAGTAACAGCCAGGTCATCATCAAGGCGTTAGGCCCTGGTGAAGAGTATGAGGTTAAGGCCGTAGCCGTGGATAGGTTCGGTAATCGCGCAGATACCGCTCAGGTAGTTGACGTCGTAGTCAAGGCCATGGACGAAGTACCGGACATGCCTAAGAACTTCACTGTAGCCTTTAAGGACCACGCCACCGCATCATGGAACGATGTATTGAACGCTGACGTAGATTACTACGAACTACGCACAGATAATGACCCTGGCAAGGATACTAACGCACTCCTTGCTAAAGTGAAAGGGACATCTGCTAACCTACCACTTACGAAACGAAGCGGCACGGTGTACTTGTACGCACGAAGCACGCTAGGCAAGTACTCAACACCGGCAACGTATTCGTATAACTTGCCACAGTTAGAGGCGCCTACGTTCGAGGTCAAGGACCAACTCGGAGGGTTCAGCCTGTACTTCGGGGCAAAACCTCCACAGGCATATGTAATCCGATGCCACGTTATCGGTGATGATCGCACTGACGATTTAGAAACCACGTCGAGCATGCTTACGTACTCAAACAAAGCCGGGGTGTATCGTGTGCGGTGTGAATACGTTGATGTGTTCGGTAGTAGTTTAGCCGCTGAGAAGTCGGTCACTATTAAGGATAGAGTTGATAAGAGTCTACTTGATGCGGAAGCATTAGGGCTAAAAGCAATGGACGAGACTATTAAGGCAATGAGTTCCGAAGTTGGTACGATGAAAACCTCTGTTAATGGGTTCGAATCTAAATTGGTTCAAATTGATAATGGTATTACCCAAAAGGTAACTGACCTTAATCAGAACCTATCCGGTCAAATTACTACGTTATCCAATGGCATCGACCTCAAGGTGACACAGGCCATCGGTAACATGAGTGGCCAGGATATCGTTAGCCGGATTAACTTATCCCCTGAAGGTACTCGAATCGATGGCAAGTTATTACATGTAACCGGCCAAGCGCTGTTCGATAATAACATCATCACGGGGGGTATGCTCCAAGCTAACTCCGTGAGTGCGGATAAGATACAAGCCCTATCCATTAGTAGTGACAAGTTACAAGCGGATAGCGTTACCGCGGATAAGTTAAAGGTAAATAGCTTAGACGCTATTACGGCAACGATTGGTACGCTCCGCACTAAGACGAGTGGCGCACGAGTTGAGATATCGGATAACTTAATTCAAGTGTTCGATGATAACAATGTACTAAGAGTGAGGTTAGGCCTATGGGACGATTGATTAAATGGTTAAAAGAAAAGCTGACTTCGTTGTTTAGAAAGAAAGGTGATACTGTGCCAGCTGGAATACAAGTATTTGATGAACACGGTGAGACTGTAGCGGACTTATCTACAGGGCTTACCAAGATTATTTGGACTAAGGAACTCACAACTATTGAGCCTGAGTTCTCGGTCAAGACTGACCTATACAAAGGCCAAAAGCTATTCGCACTTCGTGAATATTATGGTACCTGTGGCTCGAATGACTATGAAGGTGACTATGTAAGCTATAT